TGGTAATCAGTGTTTAGGAAATGTAGCTTTATTTAGTTTAAATGGAGATACTCAATCATGGACTAATGATTTACATACGATTAGTAATTTAGAAACACAACAGAATAGTAATGTTCCAACTGTTGATTATAATATTGATCATAGTACAAAGTTATTGTTTCAATCTGCTGTACTTGATATTACAGTTGTTAATACATCGTTTTTAACTATAGGAGGTACTCCTGGTCCTCGTATGGAGGTTGATGTTTATGAGTTAAGTAGTAAATGTGAATTTATTGAAAATAGTGGTGGAGCGCTTCAAGATATTATAGCTGCTTTTGTAGTAGAGCAGTCTGATACCTTGAATATTCCTAATGCTCCTGGAGGTATTAATTTAGGTGTTCGTGGAGCAACGCCTTGGGATTTACCTAACGCTTTAAGTCGTTGGAGAATAAAAATATGGAAAAAGACAAAGTTTCATGTTAATTACGGAGACTGTTTCACATATCAGATAAGAGATCCGCGTCGACATGCTTTATATCATGGAAAGTTACAGGAGACGCAAGGAGGAAATTGGCCTGGTTTAACTAGGTGGATATTGATTGTTGGTAGAATAATTCCTGGACTAGGTATAGTAGGTACTGGAGCTGGTCAGTATACAGAACAAATTAGTATTGGTGCAACAAGAAAATATATGTATAAAGTAGAAGGTATAAATAGTACGAATGATGCAATGTTCGTAGGTTCATAAAAAAAAAGAATAATCACTATGTAGATGGCGCCGCCCAGCCGGTGGTCCCGTTAAGGGACCCCGTAACATAAAAAATATATATTAGTTAGTAAAAAAGTGAGGTAATGCCTCTTCATAAGTTTTATATATAAAGTGAACTTGATATAAAGGAAATATGTGCCACTCATCTACTCTTCTAATAAAGGATTGGAAGTATGAATTCTTCCACCATGAGCTTGGTAAGTTGTTAGTTGTAAAGATGATTGTTTCAGCTATAAAGTTAACGTTACCCCCTTTGGTTTCAACATGTAAAGGGTAGCGATCACAAAGCCGTAAGCAAAGATCGAAAGGCAACCAGCCGTAAAACTCATCAATAATAACATGTTTTTGATTAGTGTACCCATCCCACCATTGCGAACGCTGTTTCCAGTAGGAGTCTGGGAATGTCTCCATGGCCCAGTGAGATTTCCCAGTTCCAGTTGGACCTTGTAGGACAAGTACTTTAGTTTTTTTAGTTCTAGGAACAGAACAAATTAAACGATAATAATTAAGTGCTCTATAACAAGAAACATATGTACTAAATGAAAATTCTGCTAAATCCTTATCGGTTTTGCCTTCTTCAATCATCTTCTTCATTTGAAGAAGATTCACTGCTCGAGTCGTTTTCGTCGATGTAGGTATAAGCAAGGAAAGCTCGAAAGATTCTGGAAGCTTTTCGGAGGTGCACATAATCGTCGAAGGACAATCTTGAATATCCGTTGTTGAGTTTATTAATATCTGGTCTCGGAGACATTGTTGTTGTAGATCGAGATCTTTTAAGCAGTATTGGATTGCTTGTTGTCGAGTTCCCCCTCTTGGTTCCAGATGTGCTCTTGGAAGTATTAATCTTACTGTTTGTAGTCTTTGACTTCTTGTTAGTTCGAGGTAACCTTGGTAATGGGGAGTTTGATTTTCTCCCTTCTCGAGGTTGGCTATCAAGTATTTTATCTTGGGCAAGTTCGTCTGAATGCATAATAGATCTTGTACTTGAGGATTGTTAATTGTAAAACACCAATTCGTTTTTTGCATCTTTGTGCTAAAATAAAAATGCTAGCATAGTATTACCTAGCATTTTTAAGCACATAGCACATATGAGTGGCTGAGAATTAAAGATAATTAAGATCTTTACGTGTTTAAATCTTATTGGATAGATCTTTTAAGAAAAAAATTTGGAAAGGTTGAAGTTCAATATTTATAATAATTGCAATTCATTTTCCAATTTACCTTGTGTATGTTATTTGGTCCTGCTAGTAACCCCGGAGGTTATAATTTAAAAAGATATAGTACACTTAACCGGTTAAGTTCGTTAAGTAGAAGACCTTATATCCATAACTCTTTAGGAGGTAAGTTTATTGCAGGAAGTGCACTTAGTAGAGCAGGAGGTATGGCGTTCAAATATATGAGGAGAAGATTGAATAGAAGTAGACAAAATAAGAGAGCTTCTATTTTAAGAGGTAAACGTTCTAGGTCTCGTCCTAATAAAAAGTTTGCTCGTACTGGAGCTGGTATAACAGATCATTATGATCGGAAAAATATTTATCGTAAGAAACGTATGCCCAGGTATAAAAAGAGGGCATGGCGTAGATTTGTTAAGAAAGTTGATTTTATCACTGAAAAAGAATTGGGTACAAGAACTGCCTTGTTTAATAGGTTAGTTCAGTATTCTAATACAGATAATGGTAATCAGTGTTTAGGAAATGTAGCTTTATTTAGTTTAAATGGAGATACTCAATCATGGACTAATGATTTACATACGATTAGTAATTTAGAAACACAACAGAATAGTAATGTTCCAACT